ATCATTGGCATTTCTTTCATTTCTTTTGCTTGAATCATATCTCGTTTTCTTTCTGACATATCTTTAAAGAACTCTGTATTTTCAGCATCACCCATGTTTACTTTAGCTGGTATCTCTGCTATGGCAGCTTCACCTGCTACCATCATTGCAACAATAGGTTCTAATAATTTAGCAGTATCGACTGTCCATCTACCTTCTAAAAATCCTGAGAATGTAATTATTTTTACTAATGCTTCTATTGGTATACCCATTCTTAATAGTGTAAACATTCTTTCCATGTTTTCAGGTTTCATTATACTTTCGTAAACATAATCTGTAGCTTCTTCTATTGATGGTGTTTTAGGTGGATGTTCCCAAGGATAGTTTCCTGGTTCATCAGTTAATGATTGTCCAGGTATTGGTGCATCAAATTTGTTTACACCAGGTTCTTCATAACTCATTACTGACTCTGGTTGTTGTTCTCTAAACTTTTTTATTAGCTGTTCTATTTCCATTATACTTTAGCCTTTGCTATTGATTTATATCTTGCTTTTTGATTATATAAATATCTTACTGTATTTTGTAATTGTGCATATTTGTAAAAACTAGCTTCACCTATATCACCAAAACTAGATACTCCTGCTTGTGATCTTGATGCACCTCGTACTTTAAACTGTCCTAAATTTACATTTGGATCTGCTAAACCTGTTGGTGGTGTTGCTTTGAAATCACTACCTGCAGATCTTATTGCACTTCCTACAGATACTACAGCTGAACCTATATCTTTAACTGTATCCATGCTAGGACTTCTAAAAAAATCTACTACACCTGTCCCTATTGCCTTTGCACTTCTTCCTATATCTTTAAAAAAATCTAAATCTAATGCCATTTATTCTCCTATGATGTTACTAATGCTATTCCAAATTTACCAAGTAATTGATATAATGCAGATGTTTTATTTTCATCAGCTAAATCTAATTCTGTAGATCTTTCTAATGCAGCTATAGCAGTATTATGTGCTCTATTTTCTGCATTCTCTGACGAACTATTTACCCAAGCTGCTTCATCTCTCCATTGTTGCCATAAAGATGATAATGCATAATTAGATAAATTTAAAAGATTCTGTGCATTTAATTGGTTTGTTGCATTTGTTATTGTGGTATTTGCAGTATTAATAGTTCTTCTCCATTCAACATTTGATTGATCAATAACTCTCTGATTCTCTACATTAAATCTTTGTCTTTGATCTAATAGCTGAGCATTGAATTGATTTAATACTTGTGCTCTATCAGCATTTGCTTTTTCAACTGCCATTTTATTTTGAGCATTTATACCTGAAATTTTATTTGATTCTGCTGTTGCAAATTGATTCATTGCATCTGATCGTGCAGCATTTTGTTCATTAATTTGTCCTGATAAACTAGAATAAAATTGATCTACTTGATTTTGACTTGTAGCATTAAACTGTCTAGCAGCATTTGATGCAGCTTGATCTGATAATAAAAAACTTTGTCTTACATTTAAATTTTGTAAACTTGCTTGTTGCTGATTGGATAGATTAGCCATATCCATTTGAAAATAGTTATTAGCATTTGTTATAGCAGATTGCTGTCTATTATTAAGATTTTGAAAAATCATCTGCTTATATGTTTCAGCATCAGCTTGTGCTATAGGTATAGAAGCAGTTAATAATCCATCAGCTAATGCTTCTGCCATCATAGTGCTTGCACCTAATCCTCTTTGTTGCATTGCTGCTTTTGTAGCATTTGCAACACCTCTTAAATATGCAGGAAGTGCATTACCAGTTTGTAATGATGTTTCAATATCTTGTGTGATATTTGCTAATTGTCCTCTAACTGTAGCATCAGAAGTTATAGTTCCAGTTTGAGCAGTCATAGGAGCTGTTAAAGTTCCTGTTTGAGCTGTCATAGTTGGAGTAGCTCCAGCTACCGTTGCTGCTGTCATACTTGCAGGAGTTGCTATTGTAGGTCCTGCTGTAGTTGTTGCTGTAGGTGCTGTTGCTGCTGTAACTGTAGGAATAACTCCTGCAGTTGGTTGTGCAGCTACTACTGGTCCAGTAAGACCAGAAGTTGTCATAGCTTCACCAGTTTGTACTTGTTGTAATTGTGGAGTTACAACTGTTGCAGCAGGTACACCCGATGCAGGGTCTGTAAGTAAAGTATCAACTAATGATATTACTTTACGACTTTTATCCTGCTCTGTTGTAGTAGGCTGTAAAGCCCCTTCAGCCAGTGTAGTTGTATTTGGTGCGTCTGTCGTTGCCATTATTATTTTCCTTGTCCTCTATATTTTGATCTATTGGGCACTCGTTTATTATATTTTTTATTGTGTCTCCCAGGTCGTCTTTTTTTAGTTTGTTTTACAAAATTGTTAACGCCTATGAGGGATTTGCGTTTAGCCATTTAACTATGGTTTAGTTGGCCATACAACGTTATCACATTTTTCAACAGTGTCTTTTCCTTCAGGCAGGTCTCTTAAGTCTTGTCTGTATGTTTCCATGTCAGCTGACATAGTAACATCAGATAAAGCATAATAGTCTGTCTCTGCTAGAAGCTGATTTCTTTTAGCTCTTAAGTTAGCTTGTGCTCTTCCTAAAGCACCAGCTTCCCAAGCTGCTTCTTCAGCATCTCTAGCTGCTTCTTCTTCAGCAGTTAGTTGGATTCTTTCACCGTTGACCATTTTATATCTTGGCATGTTTGTTTCTCCTATTTGTTGTTATTAACTTATTCCGTACATATCTATTGTACCTGAATCTATATTTCCTGATTCAAATTTAAATGATAAACCTGTTATTGCAGCTGTTGTATTAAAGTATCCAGCAGTATATGATGCATTTGCCCATTCATTTCCACCACTTCCATCACCATTATTATTTGAAGTAACACCGATAAACTGTTTTACAAAAGTTGTATTACTAGGATCAAATAAATGTAAATAACCTGATATAGATGAATATGCGTCTTGATCAGTAGTGTAGTTTGCAAGTCTTTGATAACCTGTTGCTTGTGCAAGATCAGAACCTGTGTCATAACTAAATTGTAAAGCACCACCATCTTCTCTATGACTAATATGAAAAAGAGTTGTAGTTTTTGTAATATCAAATGAATGACTAGATGTATCATCTGTTCCATTAAAAGCAAACTGTGAATAAGCTGATGGATGCATATTATTAAAAAAAAATATATATTCTTTATAAGTGCTATCAATGCCTGATGTAATATCAACAGTTGATGATGAACTAGCCGTTGATCTTGATATAAAAACTAAATTACCAAGTCCTGTTATGCTACCTACTGCTGTTGCATCTTTTACTGCTCTATTATTTAAAGTTATAATACTCATTATGATTTACTCAATCCATACATTTTTATAACACCTGAATCAATGTTTCCACTAGCAAATTTAAAATCAACTCCATCAATAGCAGTTGTTACATCACAATATCCTTGTACAAACCAATCAATTGGTCCAGCACCACTCCACATAAGATTTACTCTACTTAAAAAATGAGTTACATGTGTAGTTGATGATGGTGAAAATAAAAATAATGTTCCACTACAACTAGCATCATTATCATTTCCAAGAGTATCTGTAATTCTTTGATAACCTGTGCTTTGGGCTAAATCTGAACCAGCAGAAGAAGCAAGTTGCTGACCACTATCACTTTCAACTCCGTTTCCAAAAAATACTGAGGTTTGCTTCACAGCATCAAAAGCTGAACTGCCATCTCTAAAATTTACTGTAAAATTAACATTATTATCTGCTGGATGAATATTTATTAATTTAAACATATAAGTATCATACGTGCTATCAATATTAGAAGTAAAAGATGATGATGATACTCCTGATGTAATGTTGTTTGTGGCAAGTAAATTTAAACCACCAGCAGATAAGCTACTCAAAGCAGTTACACTTGAAATCGAATTGTTATTGTATTTAACTAACTCCATATAATTTTATAACTCCACTATCTGTATCTCCTGATGAAAAAGAAAATTGAACACCATCTATTGCATTTGTTGTATTTAAATATCCAGCTATATAGCAATCAAGAATATAATCTCCTTGGTCATATCCAGCAGTTCTGCAAATAAAATGTTTGACAAAGGTTGTATCACTTGGCGAAAATAAATGTAAAGTTCCTGATATACATTCGTCATCACCATTTCCGATTCCACCATCATTTAATCTTTGTGCCGATGTGCTTTGTGCTAAGTCTGAGCCTGTTCTATATTGAAGAACTGTATCTGTACCAGCTTCATTATGAATTGCTCTAAAAAATGAAGTAGTTTTTGTAGCATCATAATTTGTATCTCCGTCTCTAAAATTTACTTGAAAATAGACATTGTTTGTATTTGGGTGCATATTATAAAACTTAAAAATATATTCTTTGTAAGTACTGTCTATTCCACTTGTAAAATCTATTGTTGAACTGCTACTAGCTGTCTGTGTAGA